GGCGGTGGTATCACGGACATGGGCAAGGGCACGTTGGGCAGGTCGCACAGGACGATGGATTGGAACTCCCGCGATAATGTTGCGGGAACCCAGTCCTGTCTCTCTCCATAACCACCAAAAGATACAGACAAGGAAGTCGATTCCAAGCCGTGGTCGAATGGGGTATGAGAGAGCGTCCTGCGTGTGGAGGTCGGGAATGCGGTAGTAAGGGGTGAAGCGTCGTGGGGCGAAGGCGAGTTCGAGGTGGCTGTACTTTCGGGTAATCAAGTACATACCAGTGGTGCAGAACCGATTGGGGTGAGCCAGAATCGAGACGGAGCCAAGGAGAAGGAGCGACTGGATGGTGATGAGCCACATGGCGCGCCAGTCGGAAGCGCGGCGAGCACGATTCATGCGCCACTGGAGATCAGGATGGAGCTGAGCTCGGTGGGGCACGTTGCGATGGGGCTTAAGCACGTGAAGGGTGGAGCCGTGCTGCGTTCGGTACACGGTATTATACTCGAACGCCGGATTACGGTCGCAGGTGGAATGGTAGGATTCGACAGAGGAGGAGAGAGAGGAGTCCATGGTGCGGTTAAAGCCTTGTTCTTCGTCGGAAGAAGCCAAGAGAGACAGGTTCATCTCCCACTGGGCTGGTCCCTGCGCAATGCACGCGAACGAATCGCTGGGGACGGCTCTTGGCAAGACCGGCACCGAACTCTCACTGCGGTGGGACGCGCTACTCCACCGACCTTGCGGGTCGGCTTTCACGCTTCCGAGGCAGGGGAAAGAGGTCGGAGCTCGTGGCATGGATTCCAGGGGTGTCCATTCGGGAATCTCCTCCTCAGGAGGAGGAGTCAAGGAGGTCATTCCGGTCAAAGCGGGGCGGTAGATTGCGGTAAGGTCAGCGTAGGTGAAGAGGGAGGAGGGTATTCCACGGCTGGCAAGCGCGCGTATGGTTCGTCGGGTGAAGTCTTCGAAGAAGTCTTTGCCGTGGAACCACGCGAAGCGCTGCGCAGAATGGATGTTGTCCTCAAGCTGACGACGGGGTTCATCAGTCTCACGGATCCAGTTGGTCAGGTCGAAGATGGTATCGGGATCCATGGTGGGGAGCCAGGACGAACCCTCGCGTCGGAAGCCACATTTAAGAAATGTAGCCTCCTCGAGAGGGACGAATGGGATGTCGTTGGTCTTCGCGGCAGAAGTGATGACAATGCCGCGGGGTGCGAGCACTGCTTGGATGGCAGGACCATTGAAGAAATGCGCAACGTCCGGGCTGACAGCAACGATGTTATCGTCACCGTAGATGCCAGCAAAGACGTTGCGTTGCATTGCTTGCAAGGTCGAGTACTCGGGAGGGGCAAGGGCGAGCCAGGCGAAGCAGAGGTTCTGCTCTCCCACATCGGTGTTAAGATCAACGGTCTCGAAAGTTCCACTCATGTTGCCATGGGTGGATTGCCAGACAAGACGTTGATGGATGTGGTAGGCAAAACATGCCGCGTGAGTGAGGGCATGTCGGACGAGGTCGTCGTTCTCCTGGTGGTCAGGATCAAGGGAATACCAGGCATTGACGCGTTGAGTGCGAAGTTGGTGGTGCTGGTATCCAACGCTGCCGTCGTAGTTGGAGTAATCG